CTAACTCAATTCCCCCTGAACAACAAACTTCACCATGTGGTCATCAATAATATTTCGATTATTTTGTGCTCCGTATATCAGACAATGGGTACAAACCTTGTTGACCATTCTGGCAGCTCCACTCGAAAACTTAAATATCTCATCTATAGCATTATCTGAAAAAATATCATGGTCGGCACCGGAATAAGCCAAGTGTGTTTTAATATATTCCCCTACTTCTGCCCGGTCCAGGTAGGGCAACTTGCATTGCAAATCAATGCGCTGCCTGATTGCTGCGTAGGATTGGAGTTTAAGCCGTTCCCAGAGTTCGTTTTGTCCTACCAGTATTAAAGCCATCGGACTCTGTGCATCCATTTTGAAATTTAGTAAGAAACGAACTTCTTCCAGCATCTCTTTGTCTAAAAGATGGGCTTCATCTACGATAACCACGGGTTGTAGATGATGGATGCCTTGCATAAGTTCAATCTCTTTATGTAATTGACGTTTGGCATCACCCCGATAGAACTTGGCCTCACAACCTAATTGTTCAAGGAGACCTTTGTAAAAATGCCGGGGCGTCAATTTGGAATCGGCTAGGTACATCACCATAAACCGGGATGTATCTAATGCTTCTTTAAGTTTACGTATGGTAGTAGTCTTCCCGGTTCCACAGTCCCCGGTTAACACTGCAAACATCTGGCGCTGAGCGGTATATTCTAAACGTCCCAGGGTTTCTTCCAACATGTGCGATTGATACAACTGATCCGTGGGGATATCCCTGGAAAACGGTGTTCTTTCCAGACCGTAAAAACTCTCAAACATGACTTTCCCCCTCCTTCCTTACCTTCCGGTAGGAGACAGCAGGGATTTGGGTTTCTTTACGTTCCTGGTTCTTCCTGGCAGCTGCATTTAGTAGCCTTGAAGAATCTGCTGGAGCCTTCTGTAAATGCTCGGGTAGTTTAGGCCTGGGAGCACTCCGTTCTCCAATAACCAGTTCTTTAGCTTTAAAAGGTTTATGGCCTTCGTATTCAATAGTCAGTTCGCTGATATCGGCTGGATCATAGATGACATCTACCTTACAGCCAATAAAGGTTAGTCCTACTTCGTATTTTTTCCCCGCAAAACTGATGCAGCCTGCCTTATCTACTTTTCTTTCTTCGCAATGGAGAAAAGCACTGGCTATTGTTTCGGGGTCTAGAAATTTTAATGATTTCCTGTCACTGCGGTAGGCAGTCTGAGGACTAATGTTTCCTTCTAACCCGGAATGGGGCTTGTTCTGATAACACTCCTCCAACCAGACCTCAAATAGCTGGTTTAATTTATCCAGGGTTTGAGGTTTCTCCAGAACCGCTTCAGCCAGGAAGGAATCTACTACCCGGTTAAATCGTTCTGATTTCCCGGTAGCTTCAGGGGAATAGGGCTTGGCAAAGAGTAAGCGAATCCCCATTTTAGCGCAAGCTCTTTTCATCCATTTGGTTCGATACTGGCTACCGTTATCGAAATATACTTTTTCTGGTACCCCGTATTTTAAAATGGCCTGGCGGAAAGCATCTTCGACGATTACCTGATCCAAAGTGGGATAGAACTGACCATGCAAAATATATCTGGTCGCATCATCTACAAAGGTTACCAGGTAAACCTGCTTCTTTTTCCCGTCTTTGCCTATGGGTAGGTATGGACCATATTTTATGTCCGAATGCCAGAGCTGGTTACGGTATTTCTTCTGGTAGCGCCGAGCAGCTGTACCGGTATCGGCATACATGCGCATGTGCCGGGCGCTGTAACCTCGTTCGGCCAGTTTCTCCTGCAGGGTACTGCGCTTGATTTGTCCTGGCTCTACCAACCCTTCCCATTCCAGGATTTGAATAATCTGTGCAATGCTACGGCTCGGTACCTGCCTGCGCAAAAGGATTGCCTGTTCCAGGATGTTAACCGGTATTGCTTCGTCACTTCGTCGCTCTCCCTTACCTTTGGGTTTGAGTCCGCTAAAACCATCCTTCCGGTACTGGGCCAGATATCTGCGCAGGGTACGTTCGGATATGCCGGTCTGTTCACATATCCTGGCTTTAATCTGCCTGGCCTGAGCACTATCCAGCCCTTCGGCCAGGAGTGGGGACAGGATTTGCACTCGCTGCTCGGCAATTTCGTCCGCTTTCTTTTGGTCTCTCATGCTGATTACCTCCTTTTTCAGGTTTCAGCATGAGTGTAAAGCTATACTCTTATGGACAAAAGGCTAAACGGGTATGTATCCATAAATTTAAGTTGGCTATGGGGCGGACAACTCTGGCTAACCATCCCGGAGCATCCCCTACATAATGCCAAATCCTTTGGAGCTTGGACTCAGGAAGATCGGATTTATCTTCTACAGATTCACTGCCATAACGGATTGTAATTGATTCCATGCAACCTTGGAAGTAATCGGCCTTCTCATTGAACCATTTTCTCCACCGATTCAGAGTAGATTCATCGGAGATAACACTAAGCTCTGAATCATTGCTAACCACTGCCTCAATACTTTCACTAACATGAAGTTTGTATGGCACAAGCATATCCGGTAGTTCGTGGTGGATACGGTTACATTCAATGCATCTTAACCTACGAATGATTAAAATTATCTTTTCCCCTGAGGCATTGATACATTTTCTCTGGCGGCTACCTATTACTTTTAATTGTCCACTACAACACGGGCAGGGAAGTTGCTCCAAGCTCCTAACAAAAAACTCCCTTATCGGGGTTTAAATCTAATTCATAATTTGATACAATTACCATACCTTTGGGGGACGCTTCTGGTGCTTTTGTTGCTGCATTAGCACATTTAACAGAGGCGTCTTTTCCTTTCCCTAAGATATGGTCATTATATCTAGCAATTCTCGGTCAGGCAATACCGTCAGCTTTTGGACGGTTTAAGTTGGCTGTAACAGGGTACTTCCTGCCGTGCCGAAGTTAAATGGAATCTCATTATAAAGACCCAATAAATACTGGTCAATTTTATTTGCAAAGCCCTGCATTGCTGGAATCAGCAATTGCTCACTGAAATCCTTGATGCCCATAGTAAGCTGTTCAGACGTAACTTCAAAGGATACATCCAAAAGCTTATCCAATACCACTGATTCAGAGCCTTCTGTGGCATCCTGAATCTGAATACCTGTACTCCTATTAAATTCCTGCGCTTCAAAAGTTGCTGGCTTCCTAATTGTAACGGTGTTGCCCACTCCAGCAACAAATTCCTGCGAATAATCCCTATGTACCAAACTTGCCATAACCGTATTGTTTCTTAATTGCATCAATGCTTCCTTCGCTATTATAGATGGAGTTAAAATCGTGTTTCCCATAAAAAATCACCATATCCTTTCGAATTTTTATTTGCTTCTCGCTTTGATATAATCCTCCATTGATAAGCTTTCTAAGTTGCCTTGCTTGCTATCATTATCCTTTGGAGGAACATAGCCGTCACCCTTAAGCCTTTGCTCCACTGTTTTCTGAACATATTGACTGAATGTATCCTCAAAAACCTTTACATTCGAAACAGTGGTTTCTTCATCCGCACCAATAAAAAAATCTACCAATTCAATCGGTAGACTCTTCTCTGTTGCTATTTTGATGGCTTTATTTGTGAGGACTTCCCTCTGCTTTTCATGCTTCATTTTTTCAATTTCAGCCCTTAGTTTCTCAACCTCAAGCTCTTTTTCATCCTTTTCAGGAAACCTCTTCTTGATTTCTTCATTAAGCAGTGATTCCAGATTATTCGCTTTCCAAGTTTCAAGCCCTTTCTGTAAATGCTTATCCTTTACAGAATCAGCCCATGATTTCCCTTCAGGCGTTTTATAGATATATTCCTGTATCTTTGCAACGGTCAATGGATTTAACCCCTGCAAATATGCTGTGACTTCTGAAGCTTTCCCAGCTTCACTTTCCAAAAACTCTTTTACTTCTTCAAATATCATAATAAAAATCCTCCTCATTATTTCGCCCTCTCAACTCCTATGGAACTAAGAACGCAATTTTATTTATGAAACAAAGAAACTGCTCCCCACTAATGTAAGGAACAGCCTCTTTATTAACAGTACTATATATTTTCAATGGTTATTACCCTAACAAGTTTCTTCCTAGCTTTTGCCTGGTTAAAGGTATAATGTGTTGCAGACTTGATATATGACCCTTTTGATATATCTTTTTGAATATTTACCTCATATCCAAAATCTGAAAGGATATATTTTACCATCGAACCGAGTGCCTTTCTTAAGGTATAGTCCTTATCAATATTAAAGTTTGTGCCTATAGGAAAATTCACCTCAATGTCCTCAATTATACCTTCTAATGCTGGTCGGTTTTGTCCACATGACATTATCATCTTATCGATGCTCTCAGGCTTGCACATGAAGTTAAATACATTTTCTACTTCAGAAACATTTTCGTACTTAATGTACTTTCTGTTCTCTGGCTCTTGGAAAAAATCTTTATAATTCATAACGCATCCCCCTATACCTTTATTTTATATATGTACTTTTTCCATATCTATAATTATTATATCACTCGATAAATGAATGTCAAATATTATTTTTGTTAATATCTTCATTGATTGCATTAGCCCTTTCTGTTTTATGTTTTCGCACCTCTGATGCAGGATTTTCAATAAAAGGTAATAGGGTAAGTAATGTTTCCTGCGAACAAGTATCCTTAAGTTTTACAATTACATCCGCCAATCCAACAAGGTCTGTAGGGAGGTTTCTGGTAAATTTAACTGCTACATCCTTATAATCAAATACCTTACCTTCTCTTATACGGATATATGTAAACAGGTTTCTGAATCTTTCCTTGATAACCTTCTCCATAAAAGCCTGACGCATAGACACCCTATTCTCAAGATTGAGTAATTTATTTCTAATTGCTAGCGAGGAAGTATTGGAAGCCCAATTCTCATTGAAGTTGACCTCATCCATCATGTCATAAATTTTTCGTTCAATATTATCAAGTTCATTTTTGACAAAAGAATCATTGATATCCTTTGTAAGCCACTTGACCGCTCCACCTTTGGGTACTTGAATAATTCCCATCTGCTTCATTTTGAGTAAATCTTCTTCTTCGATTTTTGCATTTTCAATAATGAGATATGCGTTTCTGTGGTCGGCAATTTCATTGACCAAGTCAGAATTCAAAGCATTATATGAGTCAAAAAGGCTTATTAAATCCTCAAATCCGCTTTTACGCTCACTATTGGCAGGACACACAATAATAGGTACTCTGCCAAATATATGATTGTGCTTTCCAATAAGTTCAATTTTAGAATCCTCAATCAGCTTATAATGAAGTACCTCAGCGTCAGTGTAAGCATCAAGATATTCTATATCATCGAATCTTCTTTTAAATTTATGTATTGCCAGCAGGACATTTCTCTCCGCTGTGCCATCCTCCAAGACATAGCACTCCAATGGTGTCAGAATTGTCGCACAGAATTCCCCATCGCCATTAATATAATTCAATTCATAACTTTCGCCATAGATTTCACTTTGCTTTCGAAGGGAAATATTGTGTTCCTTATCCCAATGGCTACAATTCCAATCGATACAGCCAATAATATTCTTGTCATCACTTTTTGACAAGAAATTAACAGGTTTTCCGAGAAGGTAGCCTGTTTCATTATCTACGAACTTGCGGGGGAAGTTAAAAATCAGCTTGCGGTTACTTCTGCTATCCTGCATGTCATAATCTTTTAGTATGCTGTGGTTTCCCTCATAATAATCTTTATATTTTTGCTTGATGCTTGAGTTACTCTCTAGCTCAGCCAAACATTGTTTTATAAGTCTTTCAGTTATTTGCAAAGTATCACATCCTTTCTAAAATGGCATAAAAATAGCCCTCTTGATGAGAGAGCTATAGAAACATTAAATTTTGAAAATATCTAGGAAAGCACCCCCAATGGTTTCGATAAATGTATGGGGGTCTCTCGCTCTTCTTATGCTCTTTTTGATAATCTCATTAATATCTTTACATATTTCCTCTTTCTGCTTTAATAAACTACTTGCATTTTCTATCTTCTCAATTGATGTACTATTAATCTCATAGAGTAAATCCTTAATGGAAATGTCCGTTAAGTCATCAGGATAAATTGTTACTGAGTATAATATCTTACCGTCTTGAGTGTGTATAAAATTAAAGCCATTATTAGGACTATTATTTAAATATGATATTCTTTCATCAATTAGCTTTTTATCTAGGAGGATTCCAAATCCACATTCCCAATAAGGTCGACCAATTTTGTTTTCTGATTTTTTAGTACAATAATTGTTTCCAGTAGGTTCGTGATGTATAGTTGCATACTTTTTGATTGTTTCAATAGATATTGCATGTAAATCCTTATAAATATCATAGAATCTCCAGCCTAAAACAAGTGCCTGCTTTTCAGTCTCTTCCGCTCTTTTTGATATCTTCCCGTTTATTTCAATTATATCCCCATTTTTTATCATTCTTTTTATAAGAGGGTCTGAATTACCTGTTTTATCAAAAAAATTCCTCCACGTTTTTGGAGTATGGCTTTCTAGACCTTTCTTCAGATTTTGAAAATGGACAGTTATATTCTTGTATAGTTCTTTTAATCGCTGCCTATCGGCTTGATTTTTACCAGATTTCATTCCAAGTGTGAATGTTATTAAACTCACTACCAAGCTGGTTAGTATGCTAACGAAAACCGTATTCATAACTCAGACCCCCAATAAAACACTTAAAATCCACTTATTTTACTTTATTTTAAAATAGCAAGCTCCTGTCGAAAAACCTGATCCGCTGTACACCCTGAACTAATTGTACAGCACCATACAGGCTATCAGGAGCATCATCGTGCTTTGCACCTTTGTTATAATCCTTTACTTGATTATTATATCCGACATTGGAAGAATTGAACAGTATGTGTCCCTTCTTGACATCCGGTTCTAAGGTAATAATTCTTTCATGTTTTTGCCCCTTTGCAACCACCTCTTCAACGGGAGCATAGATTTTATTCTGCCATAGCTGCTCTTCAAACTTCTGCTTCATATAGCTCTGTGCCTGTGTAGCTTCAAAACCTATTTTCTCAACAGGGTAATACTGCAACTTTTCAATTACAGCTTGAAATAAATCATCTGGAAGTAGCTTATAAATTGAACCATCAATTACATACATCTGATTGGTCTTTCTGTGTTGTCCAAGAATTGTAATAGCAGAATAGTCATTTCTTTTTCCTGCTTTTATTGCAGGGTCGATGTACATGATGATTTCAAGCTCCTCATATTCAGGAAGCCTTTCCCAAAAGGATATGTTCTGGAATATGTAATCATCGGTACTTCGAGGATCATTCTGCATTTCCTTATAAAAACTTTTGTCGCCCATAGCCTGTTTCTTGCACATGAGATAATGATAATCCAAATATTCAGACCATAGAATTTCTGTACCTTCCAACATTTCCTCTTGATGGTCATAAAAAAAGGACTTAGCAGTTTCAATCCTGTCTAAATCCTGAAGATTATTGTATTTTGTTTCCCATTCACTCCAAAGGTCATCTCGCTCTGTCCAAGTAATTATTGCTGCTTTCCTAATACTTCTTACTCCTGGGATTTTCCCTTTAAGTAAATCAGCCATTAAATCCTCTTCATGAAGAACGGTACCGACAACAAGTATATTTGTATCTCTTGTGCCAATAGGAATAATGACATCTGTAAAGGTACTTTTAACCTGCTCGCGTTTGGCTTCCGACTTTGCAGTATCATCTTTGAGAAGATCATCAAGAAGAACAAGCTGAGGGCGGTACTGCTTGAAGTGAATACCCCTCAACGAACCATCTATACCACGAATCATTATGCAAGCATCTAAGCCACCTCTACCTCTAATCCAAATCTCATTATTGTTCCAGCGGTTACCTTTATATATACCAAAATCCTCCATTAGTAATTGATTGGTTTCAAGCTCATCCTTAATCATATCAAGAAAAGGAAGAGCGATCTGCTCTGTTGCCGATATTATCAGCGTAAAGCAGGATTTAGAGTACAGTGTTGAATACAGCGGAAATAAAAAAGAGTTGATTGTGCTTTTCCCATGCTCTCTCGGCAATCCAAAAGCTTCAATCAACCCATTATTGTCCAGCATATATTTTAGTTCTTCAAATAGCTCTTTATGAAACTGCCCAAATTTACGGTCAAAGTATTTCGGGAAGTAACACAGAGCAAAAAATTCTATATCCATCTCGCCAAGCAACCTACGAAGCTCTGAAAATGAAAACTCCCCGACAAGCTCTTCTATCTTGTTCGGAGAGAAATATTTGTTCAGATATTCTTTTAGTAGGAGGTTCTGGCGGTGATGGTCTTGTTGCAATTGCATCGCATCACCTCAGTATTTTTTAGATTTAAAAAGTAATAGGTGACCAACAAGGTCACCCATTTTTGAAAATTTAGCATTGAAACTTCAAGTTTCAATTTATTTGTAAAGTAGCGAGGGATAAACAATATCCCTCTTATTTGAATTTAATTAGCGTCCGCTCATCGTGAGCAAACTTATTTGTATATTTATTATAACACACATGCACTTAATTATACAACAATTAGATTAAATTTTTTCTATCCTATACTTCTTTAAAATCTCTTGTGTTTTTTCAAAATCCTTGCTATCAATAATCTCTTTTAAAGATTTCCTTAGTCTATAATTTTCATCAATTGAATTTTTAATAAAGATTTTATCCTTGGTTACCTTTTCTTGTAAAATTTTAAATTTTTCATATAACCCTAATGATGTTAATATTTTTTCATCCATTTCTTTTAATTCACAATTTAACTCACCAATATATTGTCCTAACCTTGCTTTACTTACTGTTACTATATTAGCTAAGAGAATATACCCCGATAAATTCTTCTGAATTCCATCCTCAATATCATTATATGTATAAGTTCCAGTAATAGCAACCGAAACTTTCTCTTCTGCTTTTTCATTTGTAATAGGTGCAACAATAGTATTAGGTGAAAAATTATTACCAGTATTATTCTGTATTATTACACAAGGTCTATTCTTAGTTTCTTCACTTCCAACACCTAAACCAAGATCACAATAATATACCTGCCCTCTTTTAACAACTCTAATATTCTTATTTTTGGAATTGTTTGCTTTCCAATTATAATAAAGTAATTGCTTAAACCAATCAAAATACGCTTGAGTTTTTGATAAATCTATATTTAATGCCATACCCCTCACCCCCTTAATTTGACATCAATATAGATTATATCATCCTAAAAACTATTTTCCTACAAAAATATTACAAAAATTTTCACACCATTTGCTGTCGGGACAATTTTTACAGATAGAAGCACCCCTCCCATCGGGAAAGGTGCATTAAAAAAGAGTGGGATTGCTTACCACTCCAGTGCCTCCAAGGAATCACTCATATCCTGTTCTGTTGTAACTGTGTAAAGGTTCGTAGTCATTATGTTATCGTGACCAAGTATCTGCTGGATGGTAGTAATTGCTGTGCCTTCCTTAACCAGCTTATAACCAAGGGTATGTCTTAAGCTATGGGGTGTCACTTCAACTGAAACTCTATCACCATATTTCTCAAGGATAAGGTTTATTGCATTCCTTTTCAAGGCTCCACGTTGACCTAATAATAGGAAGTCACTTTCATCCGTTGGTCTTACTGCAAGATAGTCCTGAATTGCTTTTCGGACATCCTTATTCAATGGGATTGTCCTGTTTACGTTTCCTTTTCCTATAACCCTTATAGTGCCTTTACGTTCTGTTATATCAATATCCCTAAGCCTAATATTGCAAAGTTCACTCACCCGAAGCCCTGTGCCAAGCAATACTTCAATAATGCAAATGTGCATTTGATTCCTGTTTCTGTGTATCTCCGCTCGGAGCCTCCTCAAGTCCCTTTCCTCTAAGCCCTTATACTGGCGAGCATCCCGATTCTTTACTGCTTTTATACTAACTTCAGTAGGAGTTGTTCCGCTTTCATAGAGCCATTTACATAAGGCATTGATGCTGGCAATCTTCCTGTTGGCTGTAACCACCGATTCGTTAGTGTTAAGCAAGTGCTTCTTATATTCAATGGCATCAAGTTCAATCAGTTTATCAAGACCGCAATCAGTTCTGCTGTTATACCAGTTAATGAAAACCTTACTGTCCCGAATATAGCAGCCAATGGTATTCTTGCTTCGTTCTTCGCTTCTTAAATATACTTCAAACCCGCTTAAATCAAGCACATAGACACAACCTTCCTTTATTTGGTGTGTCCATGTTACCTCTGTACTGCCTCGAAGTCAACTGAAGACATAATCCTAATTATGCATTGTAATCAGGCTTATTCTGGGCATTTTTATATATAAAATCGGCATTTATCTCGGTAAAAACTGACGACATAAGATTATTGAATATATTACTCATCGGTTCTTTGCTGCTCTTCTTGGCAATCTTCATCGCTATCTCCAGCATCAGCATCAAACTCACCATTCACCATTTGCAGGAACAACTGCTTCCTGGCTTCCTCATTCTGGCTTGTATCCAATATAAGTTCCTTCTTCTCCGACCATTCCTCTGGCATACGGTTACGGAGGAAAAACGAGATAGCTACAGCCGATGGTGGCTGATGACGTTTTACCTTTTCAATCTTGGTACGCTTTTTCCCATTTTTATCCTCTTCAACAATAGTCTTGAGTTCTTCATATTCATAACCAGTGCAAAGCTTCAATAATGATTTTTCCACCTCATTACATAACACGCTCCTGCCCATAGTTACAAGTTCAGAGAGTGTTTCATGCCCCTTGCAGTAACGATACCAAGAGTCGGGTGATATATCAAGTTTCTTGCAAATTTCCCTTACAGTATCTCCCTGCATCAGCCATTCCTTTATGTCCGACAGTCTTGGTAATATGTCCGAATCATATCGAGTTTTTTTATTAGGAATCCCCTTTCTACTGCCCAAGTTCTCACCTCCTTAAAAATGAAAAGGAGCATCAGCCCCTTCCTTATTGCTTTAATATTTCAATATTCTCATCAAAATCATTAATCAAGCCCTCATCCAGTCCCCAGAAAAGTATCAGATCCTCATAAACTTCCCTCAGTTTTTTTAAATCCTCTTGAGCATCCTCTTCACCCAGCACACAAACCTTTTCAACTGCCGTAGCCAGCAATCCTTTCAAGGTTTCCCTTATTAAGTTTTCAGTTGTCATCATCAACATTCCCCTTTCCTATTTTGGTTAGGTAGTACATTAACTCTACTACCGCTGAAAGTAAAGTTGAATTTGATAACTTTGCCTGTAAGCCTTCCACCCCTTGTATCAATCAATTACCCCACCAATATAAAAATATCGCCCCACAAGCCAACGTGAAGCGATATATTGGAAAACATATTCTATTCAGCGTCTTTAGAAACAACCTTCTCTGGCTTGCTTCCGCTTCTGAAAGCTGAGTTTCCTTCCAAGTTTTCAAGCAATACTTTCCTTGCCATCTTATACTCATCCCCCACCATACCAAGCCTTACAAGGAAAACCCTAAAGGTAAATTTATCATTATCCGTATCCTTGGCTTTAGCTAAAGCATGCTTTAAGGTTTTTGAACCATGATTCAATAATGCTACAAAATGAGTATAGGCTTTTACCTTTTCAGGACTTGCATCGCTTTCTAAAAATTTAAAGGTAATGGTGCAATTGTTGAATTCAAACCCTATACCTGGGCATTTGTTTGTACCTATACTCTCTATGGCTATTTTAAAATCCTCTAAGGTTTCCGTTTTGGCTTCATTGATGCTTTTGCAAAAATCATCCTCAATAATATTTATTGCAATGCCAAGTGATTTTTTGACAAGAGCCTGTTTGCTGTAAATCATATTAACCAGATTTCGTAAGGTTATGCCTGTATGACCTTCCATCGGAACTGCTACTTCAATGCTTATATTTTCTAGGGCTGGAGGTTCGATTGTTTCCTCTACATTTGTTGCGTTCAGTAATGTTTCAAGTTCCACTTCTTTGCCTTTCGAGGTGGTAATCTTTCCTGCTCGGTCAACTGTAAAAGTTTCTTCTGCTGTTTCAATCTGATAAGCAAAACTCGGCACTCCCATATACTTTGGCTTTACTCCAAAGTGTTCTCCTAAAGCCTTAACGATTTCTTTTCTGTCCATAAAAAACCCTCCATTTCTTGATTTTGGTGTACTACATTAATCACTCTGAAAGCACATTAAATCAAGTCAAATAAAGGGTTTTCGGCAGAATAAATTGAGCTAGAATCGGTCATACAAATAATAATAATTTCTCATGATATCAGACCGCCACTTGCTCACGTTTTAAGTCCGAATATTTATATTGCTGTCCATCCCTTTCAATAATAATAGCATCGCCATTGATTCCATCTTTATAATTAATCCAACGTTCAACAATAACCTGACAGTACTTCGGATCAAGCTCTGAGCCATAGCAAATTCTATCAGCTTTATCTGCTGCAAGTATAGTAGTCCCACTGCCAAGGAAAGTATCTACAACAATATCGCCATATTTGCTTGAGTTTTTTATGATATATTCAATAAGCGAAATCGGTTTCATTGTCGGATGCACATCATTTACCCTCGGCTTATCAAAGTTCCATATGGTACTCTGCTTCCTGTCACCATTCCAATAATGTGCCCCTGTAGGTTTCCATCCAAATAGGGCAGGTTCATGCTGCCATTGATACGGCTGCCTTCCCATAACAAAGGTATTCTTAACCCATATACAGCATTGTGAATGCTTGAAGCCTGAATCAACAAATGCTTTCCTGAAAATTAATCCCTTTGCATCAGCATGGAATATATAAATGCTTGCTCCATCATCGGATATTTCATAAACCCTCTTAAACGCTTCAAGCAGGAAATTATAAAACTCTTCATCATTAAGATTATCATTTTGAATTGTTAAAGCATCCTCTGTTTTCCCGACATAGGCTATCCCATAAGGAGGATCGGTAACCGTCAGTTTTGCCTTTTTTTCATCCATAAGTTGAATCAAATCTTCACTCTTGGTTGCGTCACCACATATCACTCTGTGTTTACCAAGTAGAATAATATCTCCCAATTGAATAACTGGCTCTTCAGGGACTTGAGGGATTTCTTCTTCCTCTTCTTGTTCATCTTTGGGCATATATTCATCCCATAGTTTTTCAGCTTCTGCAAAATCAACACCAGTAAGCTCAATATTGTAATTCTCGGTTTTCAGTTCATCCAACAAATGAGCCAATGCAGACAAATCCCATTCACCTGTAATTTTATTGAGTGCAATATTTAATGCCTTTTCTTTAGTTTTATCGACCTCAATTACAACACAATCAATCTCGGTATAACCGAGTTCCTTTAATACCTTGCTGCGTTGATGTCCTCCGATGATTGTCATATCACTGTTTACAATAATCGGCTCAACATATCCAAATTCAGTAATGCTACCTTTTATTTTCTCAAATTCTTTGTCCCCAGGCTTCAAATCAACTCTGGGATTGTAATCAGCATGTTTTAAATCTGTTATTTTTATCTTTTTAAATTCCACAGTAGTTTAATCCTCCCTTTAAAATTGGCATAAAAAAACTGCCTATTCTTAATTTGAATAAACAGTTATATTCACCTTATATACTTTTTTCTTTTTCCACTCAATGCCCACTTCGTGGGCGTTGGGTAACCCTTATAACATTAATAAGATATCATTTTAAAGCTGGTTTATATTTATCATCTATGCAGCCACTAATTTTATAATATGCTGGCAGCAATTCAATATCAACAAAGTCACCATTACCAAAGCTATCAATATAAAGCCGTCTTGATTTCTCCTCAAATTGTTTATGGAAATCATTATTATCAGTAACAATTATCTCTTCAGCAGCACCATCAAACTGGTCGGCAGTAATATCAACAATAATTCCGTCCTTCTCAAGCCAAGCATGGCTTTGCCTTCCGAGTTGACCACTGACATAATCAAATTTTCCAAGTCCCATTTCATCAAGGTATTTACCTACCAGCAGGGATGCATCACCACATGAACCCATAGGAAACTCATGAAATGTAATAGGAAGGTTTTTTATTCCATATGATATTATTGCATTTCTGAATTGGGAACATAATTCTTTCAAATATAAAACCTCTGTGTTATTCAAATTATCATCTCCAAACAGTTCTACATGGGGGTGCTGCAAATAAATTTTCTTCCTTACGTCAAAAAATTTTTCTGCGCTTCACCACCCCCACACCCCCTCAAAGCGCAAAATATTTTTTTACCGCTAATCATTCTGGTTATATTCACTGTAACTCCTTATTTTGTTGAGTTTTAGCCTTATTGCTCGGACGAAATGTAATAATAAAAAAGCATCTCATCCATTATAATTACCTCAAACGGCTTAATACCAACATTTACACGCATTTATTCTTTTTCTACCTTTGGTAATTTTTTCTTAAAACACTTCTCCATTCTATTATAGGTAATTGAATTTGAAACTATATAGTTTTCAACTTGAAGATGTCCTACTCCTCTATATACTGTATCTGCCTTAAATTTAGGTTTTAAAGCATCCTGCAAATCATTCAAACTCAACAAATCACCTTCATTCATTTTTTTAAGTTCACTAATAATTGCATACCAGCAAGACCCTTTTTTCGATACAGTTGCATTTTCAATTCCATTAAAATATTTTGGTATCCACTCCATCTTCTTTAATGAATAATGCTTAGTCATCTCTTGAGTCAGACCAATGCTATCTTCAAATAACATGTAGACATTTGCATCTTCACCTTGTCTAACGCAAATTCTACCAATTTGCTGTATACTGTCAATAATATATTCACTGAGTGCAGTTACATCGGGATTACCGCTACCTATGGCTAATGTCTTATTGGTATAATACAATTTACCTTTATTTAACATTCCAACAAATATAATATTTTTATACGTTCTAAAATCATTCACACCTGTGGTTGATGCTCCAAAATGCCTGATTGTATAAAGCTTTGTATCTAAATCAAAATTTTTCATCATTTTCTTCAAATCATCTTCAAATTTGAATTCATTCCCGTATCTATCCAATATTAATTTGTAGCAAATAATTAATGTTTTTTCATTGTTGGAAGTTATTATATCTTGAATTTCGTGTGATATTAACTCAAGATTTAACTGGTAGAACTCTCTATCTCCTTTCCTGTACTGTTTCTTTTCTTTATCGGTCTTAATATTGGAACTAACTATCAAAGAACTTTTGGCTGTCCTTTGTGAACTATAATAAAGGTTAACTTTTCCTTGAGCCGTTTGGTTCAGCCCATCTAGAAACACGACATTACTCTTTTTATAATCTTCATCCAAAATTTCACCATTTCTTGCACTTGTCGCATCAAGAATAATGGTTTTTTCAAAATGTCTTGTATAGTTTTCAAGGTTGATATACCTTATATAGCTGAACTGTTCTTTATCATTTTTATGCCAACTCCTGCTTGCCGTACCTCCATAATTCAGAAACTTCTCTACCGCAATTAAGTTCTTAATATTGTCGTAATCTTCCATCAATAAAGCATATATTTGGAAATTAAACTTATAATTCATGTTAAATGCATCTATACGTACTATAGTACCATCGGATTTTGAAGGATACTGTAAGTTAACAAGGTGCTTATCTATTTGATTTAGCTCCTTCTTGAGTTCATCATTCAAATTAGATGATTCCAATTTTGCAAATATAGTTTTCCATTGTTCAAGAAGTACATCTCCTATATCCTTTGTTTCAATTTTTTCATCAATAATAAGAACCTTTCTACCCGATATACTTTCGGCAATGTTATCCATATCATTGCTAAGAAATAGTCTTTGATGAGTTATTACTAATGCAGGGTGTTTATCAGCAGTCCATCTGCTCAATTTAGCACCACATATTCTTTCGCAATTCATACACAAAACCGGTGAATAATCCCTGTAATAGTCAGGAAGTTTGCCTATATATTTCTCAACCTTTTTAGGATCTTCCCATTTCATGCAATCTTTATAGTTGAATCCTCGGAGTAATCTTGCAATAAAAGCATCTTCATCTGGAAGCACCTCAGCATGACCAGAATCCTTTAAATCATCTATATCCCCATAATATATATCCTCAAGTTGTTTTCTGATATCAACACACCATTCTGCAAGATCTCTTTCAGCTTCTTTGTTTTTTAATCCAGTTTCAATACAAAAATCTCTTCCTTCTTGAAGTGTTCTTTTAACTATAACGGTTGTAAATGTGCTGTCTATTTCATAAATATATTTTATAAATTCCAATAATAAAGTTGATTTACCTTGACCAATATCAAGATTGACTACAATTGGCTTATCAATCTTCACATCATTCAAGAATAGACTGGCAAGCTTTTTTAAGTTCTCTTCTTGACGTCTAGGAATATCTCTATTAATTACTTTCTTGAAATTCTTTATAATTTCATTAACATGAGTTTTATAGCCAGCTTTTGGTATGACTAAATCCTTAATGTTCATGCTCTCCATATGTTCTGCTCACCAACTTTACCATTAGCTTATGATTTCTTTGAAATGATTATATTTCTCCATAGTTTCACGCAGTCTGGGGGAATCCTTAAAGATGAATATTTTTCTTTTTGAATCCTTTAAGTCTGGCTTTTCATCAAATTTATGAAATCTATTAAACATAAGCCATCCAGCCATTCTTTCCTGCGTTATTACAATTGTATCATTTTTCATGATGCTCATGACCTCCTTGATATTTTTATAATAGTTTGCGAGCAAGCCATTATTTCGGCATTGTCCGCCCTACGCCAGCTTCGCTGGCGATATAACTATCCTTTAATATCAGCAGTTACTTTTATTACAGTTTGAGTATTCTTAGCTGTAATAATTTCTTTAATCAGGACATCATGCCCGATATATTTTCTTAAATCTACTCCTGAAGTAAGAGTTTCTCTTTCCTTTATACTCATATTTCCGTTAATACCAAGCCAGTTACTTTCATTTACAAATAGAGGATATGCCTTCCCCAGCATTTCAGCAGCTACCTCTTCTGCTTTTCCCTTTTCAACACCCATAATGGTTATTGTTAAATCCTGAATATCAGGCAGTTCATCTGCTTTGCTCCTCAAATATTCTTCTGGAATACTCATATCCATTTCGGCATTAAACTTTAAAGGATACTCTCCATCGGAAACCTGAGTCTTGTAATACTCTCCCAACCATTCGAAAACATCCTGTTCATTTTCATCAGCCTTAACCACATAGATTTTTTCTTTATCCTCATGCATTTTTATATTCTGCAGAATACCTTCAGGTGCAACAATCCAGCAGAAGGAGTAGTTGTCGTTTTGGTTGTTGTACTTGGTATTAATGTAAGTCATTCTAACAGCAGCAGTAGCCAGTAGTGACGGACAGCTGCAAATCTTCTCCGCATCCATCCTTGTTTTTCCATAAAGGTCTTTGAATTTCTGGTCTACAATTTCACGCTCCCGTTTATACCTGTCATCACTGGAATAAGGGTTAATTCTTGACTTTAAAATTGCCAGCGTCCTGTTTTCCTGTATAAAACGGGAATATATATCATCCAATGCTTCAATTACTTTCTGTACCACTTCACCATCAAGCTCAGGATTCATCAAATAATTGTATATATTTTCAAAACACTGTGCCTTGATTTTCTTATTGATGTCCTCTCTCATAACCCTGTTAACATATTCTTTAAACTGCTTCATCCTGTCGGCAAAGAAGTCCATAGCAGATTTGGTGTCATAATCCTTGTTGAATTCATTTCCATCCTTATAATACATAAACTGTGGCTTTTTCCTGAACTTAAGTTTTATTACCTCTGGCACTACCACTTGGTCGAAAAGTCCAGACTTACTGGCATCAATCATTTTTCCCTGCAAGTCTTTCATAATGGCAATTGGGAGGGCATACTTCGGCAGGTCGGCTTCTTCATTTGCCACATTTTCTATAGCAGTATTGATGTCAGTAATTACACCTGTTTTATCCTCGGAATCAATAATGAATTGGATAACATTTTCTTTATTCCATTCTTTGCTCGGTGCGGTAGCTTTATCTTCATCATTAACCTGAACCAAGGATGGAACAACATAATCTTCAATGGTCACCACTACTTTATCAGGAAAGCGAGTATTAAAATGCTCTTGTAAGCTTTCATTTATAACATCAAGCAAGTTCTTATTAAAATGCTTGCTGTCCTCTTTTTTCACAATAAAGTTATAATTCTGTAAATATTCAATATTTGTGTGCTTTAAATTATAATCGGTGGACAGCACGAATAATTCGTCCCCATCTTTGTCATTTCCTCCAAGTCTGTCTGGTTCAGTACCCAGCGGCATCTGAATTATATTATCCAGGTGCTTTATAAACTCCGAGTCCTCTCTCTGATAATCAATAAAGTCCACCTTTGCAATTTCAGAGTAGCTCATGATCGGATTCCTTGTCAGCAGATTCCTGCCGATTATTTTACCGCCACAGTAAAACTGCTTCTTCCCAAGAAAGCCTGAATACTCCCATTGCTCTCTGTTTTCAGCCTCAGCATATCTTAAAAAGGCAAGAATATCCTGTGTTACATAAAGGTATTTTCCATTCGCATAGAATCTGCCCATGCACATATCATCAAGTTTTTTATTAATAACATCTTTAATGGTCTGAATCACCTTGCGGTCAAAAACCATCTTCTTATTTATATGGATAGCTTTAATGGCATCCGCACATTCCTTTGCCAAATTGGTGTCGGAATTCTCCTTTTGAATGAGGTTCAGGAAGGTTTCAATATACTTTATATCCTGCCAGTCAATTTCACCCTTTCGGTAGATGCTCAATACCTTATGGATAATATCTCCCTGAACATTTGACAATGCAAGCAAGTCCAGCTTTTGAATGTTAAGTGCCAGCCATAGCTGATATGTAGCCCTTCTGAACTCTTCTTCCACAGGCTTTGCAAAATTAGATACACCTATGGCATCGTATCCATACTTAACAAGCAGTTCCTTATATTCATCAATACTCTTAAAAAGCCACTCCTTCTTTTCTGAGCCATCCTCTTTGACCCCAGTTACATTCAGCTTTGCCTTAAAAGTTGATTCTGTGGTAAGGATGTCGATTTCATCTACCCTATGTGCTTGTCCCCACATATCGGTAATGAAGTCTATATTGTGCTTTTTATAATATGCTTTAAAATCTACAACAGGAAAAAATCCTTTAATAGCAGGGAGTCGCAGCTGATACCCTGTAATAGAATAATCTGTTTTTATAAAACTCTTAAACTTCTCCCCAAGCTCCTTTGATACTACCCCCATGCCATCAAACACATTTTCAATACACTTGTGGTTTTCAACGGTAGCTAATTGAAGCCCAGTTGACCATTCAGTAATAGGAATCTCCTTTGTTTCTTCTTCACCTATTTCATCGGTCTGTTCTTCTATATATAAAGCATAGTATTTTGCCTTTGTATCTACATAGATTCTGGCTTTTGGATTTTCAAGTTCCTCTGCCTTAACCTTGCGGCCAGCTTCCTTCCACTGTTTTACAGTCTTATAAGTGCTTTTTTTGCGATTCTCCTTCGGTATTTTCTCCACAGTACAGTCAGAAGCATTCACAGCTTCGCTTACTGCTTTAATTTTCTTATAATACTCTTTATCCGCTTCAATCCAAGCCATTAGTTCCTGATACTGCTGCTCTTCCTCTGGAGTACGGGCATATGGATTAACCATCATTACATCTTCGTAAACAGGCACTTCACAGTCGGGGATAATACAGATGCCTAGCTTTTTCATATCAGCAGGAATTAAATATACATCCGTTGTTGTCAATGCATTTCTTGTGAGATTCTTTGATACAGTACACTTTTCAGGCTCAACACCAAGAGAAATATGTTCCTTCAACTTCTCCAGGTATTTCTCCAGCACAAAAATCTGTCTGCACTCTTTATTCTGAGAGCCAGAAAGAACATTATCAATAAATACAAAATGTCCTACTGGTTCTGTATCAGTATAAAAGCCTTCATTCAAAAGCTTCTCAAGCTTTGCAGTCTGTTCCTTATTCCTGCTCCTGCCAGTTTCTATGGTAATAATCGGAATGAAGTTCTTTTTTACCCTGACTTCATTTCCATTCTCATCAGTTTTATATTCAACGGTATCGTCAAATTTACGACCCATTATTTTCTCATTTAATATGTAGAACATCAGTGTTTCATTGGTGTTTACGGCATCATTTTTATCAAACTCCAGCATCAGCATGCCATCAGTTTCAGTAAGCTGCTCAAGCTTGTACTGCCAGATATGATATTGGCGTTTTTTAACCATCTGTTTTGACCACCCACTTTACAACTATCTTTTTTAGACATACAGCCGAAGCCTCACTTCGGCTATATACACCCTAACAATAAATTTTATTTCCAACCATCCAATAAGCTTCTATATTTTTCTCTTTCACTTAATACAGTAGTACAACTTTCCCAGTCCACATTTCCAATTGCCTGTTGCTCGTAACGAATTTCAAATGGATGTTGTTTTGGGATTGCATCGATTATTCTTTCTGCCTCAGCTTTATTATTCAATGCCATATATACCCATACATCTTCAAGCACATCGGGTAATTGCCCGAATATACTGCTAATATTTTGCAGCCTTTGGGATAGCATATCATGTACCCTATCTTCGACAGAATCCTTATAGCGCATATTATAAATAAATACCTTATCGTTTTCCTGCCCAATACGCTGGATACGACCTTTTCTTTGTTCAAGTCTTGTTGGATTCCAGGGCAAGTCAAGGTTAATAAGGCTACCAAGTGTTTGTAAATTTAGACCCTCTGATGCCGCATCCGTTCCTATAAGAATCTTAATCTCTCGCAATTTAACCTTACGTTTGATTTCCTCTTTTGTACATTTTTTGAAGATACCATCGCATATTATTCCAGACTTATCACCACCAGCATAGAGTCCAATAACTTTACCTTTCATATCCTTAGACAATTCAGTTGCAACCCACAACGCTGAATCATAGTACTGTGAAAAAATAATACATCCTTTATCAGCAAAGCCTTTGTTATTAAGCAGTGAAAGAACAAGCTCATATTTAGGGTCTTTGTCTTTATTTGCATCAAGCTTTTTAATAAACCTACTCAAACATTCTCTTTCTGCATCAGTTAAATCTTTGACTTCACTATACCTTTCATCTTCCGAATTCACCTTTTTCTTTCCACGTCTTGGTACTTCCTCTTCGTATTCATCATCATCTTCATCAAAGACTGTTTCAGATTGAATACTCCAATTTAGCATTTTCTCAGCAGTGGAAAGACCTGCTATCATAGTGCTTCCAACCCTTTTTAGTAATAATGTTTTAATAAATCCACCGCCACGTACTCGTCTACTGAGCAATTCACAAAATTCTTCAGCACACTCATATGCTTCTTTTAAATAAGGTGTGAGTTTGATTGCCTCGTTTTCCTTTTCACCCATTAAAACAACTTCTATTCTCTTTAAATATGCTTCACCTGTTTCTGGGTTATTATTTGTCTCTAAGAACTCACGTGTACGACGAATAATATGCCGGATAAACGGGTTATGGTTTTGCATAAATCCTTTTTCTAATATCCTACCAATGCGCCTGCTATCAGGACTTCTGCTTGCTATAACTTCTCGAAAGACATCTGGTTTTATTACAAAAGTATCATCAGACAATCCTAAATTACGTCTTAACACTCCAAAACTAATAGGATCTTCTGCTGCAGGTGGCAGTGGGTTTCTTAACCACTCACATTGTTCTAATAACCCATCGATTTTTGAACTAATACGTTCTTTATCCATTATTAAGTTTAATGCTTTTTGAGGATTAGTACGCCATTTTGACAATTCACTACCTAGCACACTGTCATTTTTCTGAGATAAAATATAAAGTAAATCCCAGGCTTCAATAGGGTACATCTGAACAGGTGTTGCTGTTGCAAGCAACATGCTATGAGTATTCTTTGATATCTTTAATAGAAAATCCATTAAATTATTAGGTTGTGGTTTATCATTTTCCTTACCTTCACCCAAGTTTTTACGTCTTGCTCGATGTGCTTCGTCTACAATAACGCATTCAAATTGCATAGTTAAAAGCTGTTCTATGTATTCATCACGTCCGTTTACAATAAGTCCTTGGGATATAACGCCAACCTTACGAGGGCATTTTCTTATATCATCTGTTGGTGGATATTTTATTTCATTTTCATCTTGCCACTCTTTACCTGTCCATACTGCAGATGGCATACCAAGTAAATTTTTCATTTCATCTTGCCACTGCCAAATTAATGTCTTTGGTACAATGATTAAAATAGGTTTGCTTCCGCATAAAGCCATAAGCTGTGCAGATAAAGCAAGCTGTATTGTTTTTCCAAGCCCTACTTGATCTGCAAGAACATATCTTGCTCCATAACTCTTTTGATGATCACGGAAAGCAGTGTCTACGAAAAATTTCTGATGCTCCCAAAGACCCAATTCTTTACGATAAACGGGAGATTCTACAATAGCTTGTGCTGGCTCTGGTGAAGCTTTCCACTTTTTTATATCATCAATTACCTCACGTCCAGAAATACGACCAATATCTTCAACAATAAAATCTGAAAGTGGTATTGCCGATGGATGCTGCCAGAAATAATCGAACTCATCCTGCACCCATTGCACTGATTCTTCGCTGTCATCTTCCCATAAAATTTCGTAATTTAGTCTCCAACCAGAGTAAGTTTCATTTACACTACCAATAAATGATGTTTTTGTATTATCTAAAAAGGTAATAACCCCAGCCTTTCCATGAATTAAACCAAATACATCATTAGGTAACACACGCACTATCAGCTTTTTACTTTTTAATAATTCATATAGCTTTTTTAATCTCGGAGTAGCGTTTGTAAGTTGTTGCTCAGGTTCACTTGCACACCATTCTTTACGAAGAGCATTCGCTGCTGCAGTAGCTGTTATAACATCATCTTTTTCAAGACAGGCATTGCAAATAAGCCGTACAGTGCCTGTAATATTTTCAATTTCCTCCCCTGCAACTTCAAGAATTGAGGAACTGAAAAACCCGGCAATTCGATCATAACTTTTTGCATTCTTTAACTTATCATTTAAAAAAGCACAATCGAGTCTTTTAATTCGTGATGAAAATCTATTTATCAAAATCTCACCGCCCGCCTTCTTATACTTAAATTACACTCCATCATTTGATACAAGTTCTTTAAGTATACCTGCTATTTTTGCTTCTTCTTGCCAATTCTCCATATTATATATAGGTTCAAAAGTCGAGATATAATTTAAAAATTCACAAATTTGCTCCCTCTTGTTCCAATAATCATCCACCTCATGTTTGAGCCAATTTTTACCCGACTGCACGTTATCCTCTTTTTGTGCAAGATATATAGCCATTAGCACATTACGCAGGAGTGTTCCTGCAAAGCCACTCTCACCACCAATATTACGGTTTGCCCACTCACTAGCAGTTTTTAACCTTGCTGCATTCGCCTTGGAGTTTTCCATGAAATCTTTATATTCAGTCACCCCAAAACCTCGTGCGAGTTCTTGATAGCTAGATAACTGATATATATTACTTTTTTCTAGTTCCAAGCCTTTTATATAAAGTCTTTCTTCTGGAGATAAAGACCTCCATATAAAATTATCAAATTCTGTTGGTATAAGCTGGTCATAAGCAATTTTTGTTGCTGATTCAATTAATTTAGCCACAGGGGATAATTCACCTTTTTTTCTATCTTGTGAAAGCTCATATGCAACATCAATATCTTCAATTCGTTTTACTGAAGTTAATACTTTTAATGCAGCTGCATATGCAGCTAAAATATAATCAGCATCAGAAAAGTTAGGTTCTTCTTTATCATCCAGAGAGTGCATACTGTCTATTTGCTTTTTAACTTCTTCTTCTATATCAGGGTAAATTTCATCTAAATAGGCTGTTTCTATTGAGGTTTGTTTCCGTAAAACAAGTAGAACAGTACCTTTAACATAGTTGCCATCTTTTAACCCACCACTTTCGGTTTCTGTAGCAATATTCCATGCTGCCACAACTTGTAATCCAGCAGACCAAACAATAAGTGCTAAATCTGCCCATACGCTTACATCTTGATGGGTAAACATTATAATCTGTAAGCCATTATCCGGCATGTTATTAGCAATATTTGAATAAACTTCTACCATACTTGACTTGAATTCCGCCGCCTCACCTTTTATAGCTAAAACCCTTTTACTATCAGAGTACCACTCTGATAGAGCCTTCTTTAAAAACACTTTATCCCACGAAATAAAAAAATCAGATAGCTCGTGATAATTTACTGCATCAGCATAAGGTGGATCAGTAATCCACAGATCACTTTTTGTAGTAACTTCTCTCCCATCAGCTAGTTCAATTTTACATTTTGTTGAAATGTTATTACTGTTTAGTTTAACTATCCATGTGTTCTGTAAATGGCTCAGACTTCTTGTTCCATAATTAAATAATGTATTAAAAGACTGTGTAGTAAAAGTATTTTGAGTTTTTTCAGTTCCTACCCCCGTATTCCAAATACATAACTTAGAGTTCCAATCACAGCATCTATTAATTCCAAGCATAGAAATAACCATTTCATTCTGCGTCTTTGCTTTTTTGAGAGCAGTTTCTATCAATTTTCCATGTATTAATAGTTGGCGAGGATTAAAAAGGTGATGCCAATGTGTCCACCCTTTTTCATATATTAACTGATTTGTATTCCAACCTGCTTCAATTAACGAAGATGGAACTATTCCGTCTTCTTGCCATTTTAAAAATTTTCTATGCAATATTTCTTCAACTTTTTGCTCGCGCTTTATATCTGACTCTGAGGGAGCAACATAATATCTCCTAGGTCTCAATGAACGTTCGTCTGTACTTTCATATCTTATGCAGTACAATCTTTCTGTGAAAATATCAGTTGATGTAAAGGTGTAATCGCTCTTTTCCCATTTTCTCAAGTTATTTGGTGTATTATATCGATATGGTCGCTTAATACCATCATCCGCATCTCTTCTTATGCTTGGAATAGGTGTTTCTTTATTGCAATGTGGACAAACAAGCCTATAATTAGCTATTGTTCCATTTTTACTTGCTTCTTCAAATTCAACTTTGGATGCATTTTCAATTATTTCAAAGCTGTAATTCATTGTTTCTTTATTTTCAACTAAATTAACTATCGTTTTTGTACCTTTACCTAAAACAAACGTTGGTAATAAAGGTACCCTATAGCCACATTCAGGGCACGCTGTTTCAAAACAATATAGGTATGAATTAGCTCTGTCCCCGTTTTCGTTAGTTTCAATACCCCATTCTAAAATTTGTTTATTAACCTCATCATAAACATTTTGTTGAAATGCCCGTAAATTTTCTATTTCTTCATCGCTTGCACCTGTAATATTAATGCTTGCCCAAGTTAATAGCCCTGCAATTGGATTTAAGTCCGAAGCAAAAACATCGTTACCAATTCTAGCTGCCTCAAATGGAATAGAGCCACCTCCACAAAAGCAATCTCCAATCATTGCTCTGTGTCCAAATTTCTTAATGCCAAGCTGTTCAATTAACTCTTGCAGATTTTCAGCAGTTGTTCCTAGATGGGCATTTATTTCCTTCCATTGTGATAAATCTATGTTTTCCGCTTCTTCTGGTCTAACACAATAGGTTAGTTTTTTATCATAAGTGAATCGGTTCCATGCCTTATTTGCTGCTTCCAGCTTTTCATCAGCAGTAATTCCCGCTTTCCACTTTGGAGTTGTACTATCTACAAAGTATATTTCCTTTTCCCGGTTAGTAAGTACACTAAATACATCAGCCGCTGAAACTGATTTAGTTTTACGGTGAATTAAACCTTTTTTATCCATAGTCATTATTTTAAGGAATATATCCATATCCTTTTTAGCATCATCAGTGGCAGGCATTAAAAGACCAAGTATAGCTGCACGCACTAATACAAGTGGTTTTCTGCCCCACCATTTACCAAGTCCTGTTAAAGTTGTAACCGCTAAACTAAAATGGACAGAAAACAACAAATAAGAATGAACAGTATTTACCACAATCCTCCAAATCAGCTATGATAGAGCTGGAAATAAAACAGCTTTTATCGTAGCAGAGGAGGAAGAAATGAACGTAGCAGAAGGGTGGAATATGTATTTAGAAATCCAGGATCTAAAGAAAATGCATTTTAACGTAAGCCAGATATCCCGGCGTCTAGACCTATCTCGAACTACAGTATATAAGTATCTGGATATGCCACCAGAAGAAATGGAACAGATTTTAGAAAATCGAAAAACCAGAACCAAGAAACTAGATAAGCATCGGGAGCTAATTAAATCCTGGTTGATACAATATCAGGATATGACCAGTGCACAGGTGCTCGACTGGCTGCAGGAAAGAAAACTTGATGGAGGTGTTAGCGAAGGAACAGTTAGAAACTATGTCAGACAATTACGAGAGGAGTGTGTTATTCCCCAGGTTAAGTACGTGCGTCAATACGAAGCCGTTGATGAATTACCTGCCGGCCAGCAAATGCAGATGGACTTTGGACAAATTGCTCTACGTAGCAGCATTGCTAGGATGGTAACCCTGTATTTTGCAACCTTCGTCCTGGCCCACTCCCGGCATAAATATGTGGAGTGGCTGGACCGCCCGTTTACAACTCGAGATTTAATTAACGTTCATGAAAACGCATTTGAATACTATGGAGGGATGACTAAGGAAATTGTATACGACCAGGATCACCTAATACTGGTAAGTGAGAACGGCGGAGACCTGCTGCTCACCAAAGAGTTTGGAGAATACCAAAAGACCCGAAAATTCAAGATTTACATGTGCAGAAAAGCGGACCCGGAAACAAAAGGAAAGGTTGAAAATGTAGTGAAATATGTAAAAAGGAATTTTGCTAAAAACCGCACCTTTCATAACCTGGAAAAACTAAACGAAGACTGTTTGGCCTGGTTAGAACGGACCGGAAATGGAAAAGTTCACAATACAACAAAAAAGATACCGGTAGAAGTGTTCGCCCTTGAAAAACAACACCTCATCCCGGTACCCCACAAGATAAATATTTCAACTACTAAAATTATAACTAGAGTGGTTCGCAAAGACAATACCATCGTTTATAAGGGTAACCGTTATGCCCTACCGTTAGGAACCTATGCACCTGAACGAAGGGTTGTTGTTAAGGAGGATGAGGGGATATTAATCATTGCAAACCTCGATGATGAGCTAGAGATTATCCGCTATCCCGTATGCCTTGAAAAAGGCCGACTCATTAAGAGCAGTGATTGCCGCAGAGAAAAAGATAAGGGCATTGATACCTATCTGCAAGAAGTGGCGCAAATCCTTAACGATTCCCAGCAAGCTTATGATTTTCTAGGTCTGGTGCGGCAGGAAAAACCTCGCTACATACGGGATCAGTTAAAAATAATTAAAGATCACAGCCTGGATAAATCTCCCGAGGTTATCAGCAAGGCACTTAACTACTGCTTGAAAAACAGGCTTTACGGAGCAACTGATTTTGTGGATTCATTAAATCATTTTAACCATTTTCATAACGTGGCAGAAGAAAAACTAAGTATTAAAAATGATATTCAACCACTTTACGAGGTTGACCGTTCTGTACTTAAAACCAGTGTAGAAGTACGAGATATTAACGTCTATATACAAGAATTACAGGGAGTGAGAGAGTGTCAGCAGAACTTGAACAACTCAAAAACGATATGAAACGCTTAAAGATAACGGAAGCAGCTGCTGTGGTAGAAGAAAGACTGCTTGAGGCCCAGGTGACGGAACCCAGTTACCAAGTGTTTCTAACGAACCTGGTGCAGCATGAGATAAAGAAAAGAGAGGAAAAACAGTTAGGGAGGCTCTACAAGCTAGCAGCTTTTCCTGAATACAAACCCCTGGACAATTTTGACCTTTCAGAGCAACAATCTCTAAGTAAAAAGCAACTAAAACAGCTACAGGAGCTTATCTGGCTGGAACAGGCCTACAACCTAATTCTGCTAGGCCCTCCCGGGGTTGGCAAAACCTGTTTGTCTATTGGCCTGGGGATTGAAGCCATTAGCCGGGGTTACCGGGTAACTTTTGTTCAGATGGACGAACTGATCCGTCTTCTCAAAACCGAGGAAATTAGCCGTAACTCCAGGGCAAAGGTAAAAAGAATGGTCGGTTCTGACCTGGTGATTATTGATGACTTAATGTTTATGGCTATTGACCGACACGAGGCAAACCTCTTTTTTCAACTAATCAACAAGCTCTACGGTCAAACCTCCATCATCATTACATCAAATAAGGGGCCAGAAGATTGGGGAGATATCCTGGGTGATCCAGCGATTACAACTGCAATTTTGGATCGCTTAATCCACAAAAGTGAGGTTATCCATTTAAGCGGTGACAGCTATCGTTTAAAACACCGCCAAACCATTTTTGGGAATAACTAG